GATGAGCGCCGGGAGAAGGAAGCAGCCCGCCGTGAGCAAGAAGAAGCTCTACGGATAGCTCAAAGCATTCTTGAGGAGAATAAGCGCCTCAAAGCAACCCTGTCCTCTGGCGAGCAAGAATATCTAGCCACGGCTACGGCAGCGGCGGAAACCGAGGTTGAGGTTGCAAAGAGGAACTACCGTGACGCTTATGACTCCGGCGACGCTGATAAGTTAGTTGAGGCACAGGCAGCTCTAGTGCAGGCGTCGTTAAAGTTGGATCGTACAAGACAATTTAAACCCACTTTACAAGAGCCCGAAACTGAGGTACAACTCCCGCAAATTCGACAGGAACAGAAACCTGCCGACCCGAAATTCGCAGATTGGCAGCGCCGTAACTCCAATTGGTTCAATAAGGACGAGGAGATGACGGACGCAGCGATGGGACTGCACAAGAAGTTGTATCGTGAGTACGGCGCGGAATATCTTGGTACTGACGATTACTACAAACGCATCGACGAGACGATGCGCAGGCGGTTCCCAGAAGCCTTTCCTGAAGAAGTTGAGCCACAGAAGCCTCAACCAAAAAGTAAGCCGAGCACCGTTGTAGCGTCAGCTAAGCGGAGTACGGCTCCGAAGCAGGTTCGGCTAACGAAGACACAAGCAGCGTTAGCTAAGAAGTTCAAACTGACTCCGGAGCAATACGCCCGCGAAGTCCTTAAATTACAAGGAGCGTGACCATGAGCGAGAATCGTCTTACTAGAGAATTGGAAGCCCGTACGCAACAGGAACGCCCTAAGCAGTGGGCACCTGCGGAAACCCTACCGGAACCTGATAAACAGGCCGGTTTTGCGTACAGGTGGGTACGTGTTTCGACACTAAACAATGCCGATCCCCGCAACTTGTCAGGCAAGCTTCGGGAAGGTTGGGAACCTGTAAAAGTCTCGGAACAACCGAAATTTAAACTGCTAATCGATCCGAACAGTCGATTTAAAGACAACATCGAGATCGGTGGGCTGTTGTTGTGCAAGACGCCTGAGGAGTTTGTAAAGCAGCGTAATGATTATTACGCCAATCAGACTCAAGCTCAGACCACTGCAATTGACAATAGCTTCATGCGCGAGAACGATGCGCGGATGCCGCTCTTTGCGGAGCGTAAATCCTCAACATCGTTCGGTAAAGGCTAACTATATTTTGGAGTAAAACATGGCTTATCCGACTGTAAATGCCCCCTACGGGCTAAAGCCGATCAATTTGATCGGCGGTCAGGTGTTCGCGGGCCAGACTCGTGAACTCCCGATTGCCAGCAATACTGCTGGTGCTATCTACAACGGCGACATTGTTCGTCTATCGTCCGGCTTCATTGTGAAAGAAACAGGTACTACTACTGTTTCCGCCACAGGCGTTGTTGGCGTGTTTGTTGGTGTGTCTTATACAAACCCGTCTACTGGTCAGAAGCTGTTCTCTAACTACTATCCGGGCAGCATTGTTGCGTCTGACATTCTGGCGTACGTTGTTGACGATCCTGATGCGTTGTTTAAAGTCGCTGTGACTGGCGGTGCAACTTCGACCACTATCACCCCGATTGATAACACCATTCTGGGTAACAACATGGCTATTTCGCAGCCTTCGACTAACACCACTATTTCGGGTAACTCGAATATCGGTGCTTACGATTCTGGCTCGAACACAGCCTTTACTCTGCCATTCCGTGTCGTTGGCCTAGTTGATGAAACCGTTGATGCTAGCGGCAACTTCAGCGAAGTTATCGTCAAATGGAACATGCCGTATATCACTCTGACGGAAGGTGCACCTAACGTCGTGGCGTATAACGGCGGTCATTCGTACTACAACCCGACCGGCACTGCCAACGTATAAGGGAGCTAAATCATGGCTATTTCACGCGCACAACTATTGAAAGAGCTGCTCCCCGGCTTGAACGCACTGTTCGGCATGGAGTACGCTCGTTACGGCGAAGAGCACAAGGAAATCTACGAGACCGAGACTTCCGAGCGTTCGTTCGAAGAGGAAACCAAGCTGTCCGGCTTCTCGGCAGCTCCGGTGAAAAACGAAGGTTCTGCAATTGCGTATGACAATGCGCAGGAAGCATGGACTGCTCGATACAACCACGAAACCATCGCTCTGGGTTTCTCGCTGACCGAAGAGGCCATCGAAGATAACCTGTATGACAGCCTGTCGGCTCGTTATACCAAGGCGCTGGCTCGTGCTATGGCTTACACCAAGCAGGTTAAGGCGGCTAACGTCCTGAACAACGGCTTCTCCTCGTCCTATCCGGGCGGTGACGGTCAGGCTTTGTTCTCGTCTACCCACCCACTCGTTTCTGGTGGCACTAACTCGAATATCCCTTCGACTCCTGCTGACCTGAACGAAACTTCGCTGGAAAACGCTGTGATTCAAATCGCTGCGTGGACTGACGAACGTGGTCTGCTGATTGCTGCTAAGCCACGTAAGCTGGTTGTTCCTCCTGCTCTCCAGTTCGTTGCTACTCGTCTGTTGGAAACCGAACTCCGCGTCGGTACTAACGACAACGACATCAACGCCCTGAAGAACAACGGTTCGATCCCAGAAGGCTTTACGATCAACCACTTCTTGACCGACACAAACGCATGGTTCCTGACCACTGACGTTCCAAACGGCATGAAGCACTTTGTTCGTACCCCGCTGGCGAACTCAATGGATGGTGATTTTGATACTGGCAACGTCCGTTACAAGGCTCGTGAGAGATATTCTTTTGGATGGAGTGACCCGCTTGGGATGTACGGTAGCCAAGGCGCCTAAGCCAAAAGCTAGTGTTCATGCGGTATCTGAGGGGGCTTCGGCCCCCTTTTCTTTTTCCTTGTGTTACAGCTTACTTCGGTGATACATTACCTGTTACTAAGTCTAATAGGAGAATGTATGGATACCACAAACTTACCCAAGACCCGTAAAGAAGCGCAAGAAACCGGCAATAAGTATTACTTCACTGGACAGCCGTGCAAGCACGGGCATATTGCCCCCCGTAAAACGAAAGGTGCCTGCGTAGAATGTTTGAAGGTTGAGTGGCAGCAGTCCGTAGATAAACGAGCGGAGTACTTTAAGCAATACAACCAGCGAGAAGACGTAAAAGACAATAAACACGAGTGGTACCAAAAGAACCGAGATCGGGTCATTGCTACTGCACAAACTCGCCCTGCTGAACAATTACGGGAATATCGGAATGCATGGAAGGAAAATAACAAAGTACAAATACGGGCGGATACCAAAGCCCGGCGGCGTAAACACCGGCAAGCAACTCCTAGATGGCTGACTAGGGCGCAAAAATCACAGATACGACAGATTTATCAGATTGCTATTACCATGTCTCAAACAACTGGGGAACAGTATGTAGTCGATCACATAGTCCCTTTACGATCTGACGAAGTCTGCGGCCTACACGTGCCTTGGAACCTGCGGGTAATCACGCAGGAAGAGAACCTGAAAAAGTCGAACAAGCTGCTTGACTCCCCCCTGCCACAGTAGTATAAAACCGTTAATCCGGGATTTATCCGGTACGTCAAACAGGCTCCCGGCCTGACTTCATGCAGATTGACGTGCCTAACCGCATGAGGGAAAACATGGCTCTTTCTACTACCCAAAGCATTTGGCGTTCGGGCGGCGGCGATAATACTCGCACCGCATATTGTGGCACTGGCCTGATGGCTGCAAAGTTCTACATCGACCCTTCCGCCGCTGACACCACTACCGTTAAAATCTCTTCTACTGCTGGTGCTCCAGCTGTGGTTCTTCCGGCTGGCGCAGTTATCGTCGAAATCCAAGCTAACGCTGCTGGTACTGGCGGTACTACCCCTACATTTGATATGGGCTGGATCGGCTACACCGACCCTACCGCTGTTGATCCTAACGGCCTCTTGAGCGCCGCTGACGCTGACGCAGGTAAGCAAGTATTTAACTGGGCTTCTGCTACAGCAGGTGACGATCTTGGTGTGGCTATGTCTCTGACTCAAATGGTCACTCTTACAGGTGGCGCAACTACTGGCGATGGCCCGACTGGTGGCTCGATTACCGGCACAATTCTGTACTACGTTACTGATCCGCTGGTAGGCCAGCAGAACGTCTAAGTAAAGGAGCATCATCATGATGCAAACAGACGTTAAATCGGCGCAGGTAACATCGACTAACACTGCGTATGCTGATACGACCCGTGTAAAAGCGGTGACGGTTAGCTACGCTAGTGGTGGTACGGTTGTTTTGAAAGACGGCGGTTCGGGCGGTACTACGCGATTCTCGTTTACTGCTCCGGCAGCGGCGGGATCAGAGCACATACTGTTCCCCGGCGAGGGCATCAAGTTTAATACTGATGTCCATGCAACCCTGTCGTCGGCAACCATTGTGGTGTTCTATGGCTAATTACGGAAAAGTTTCTTCCGTAACTCAGAGAGGCCTGTACGAGCCGTTTGAGTTGCAAGTCTCGCGTGGGCAAATTGCCTTTCATCGCAATGTGACGGTGTTTGGTTTTAACCCTGATGTAGACACAGCTCAAGTAACTGTCTGGCCTTTGCCTAGCCTGATTACTTTTCCTGCGGCTGCTTTGCAGATGACTGTCAGTTCCACAAGTGCAAACGATACAAGCAATGGCACTGGTGCACGTTCAATT